TTCAGAGTATGAGTTAAACAATATAGATAATCTTTTTTTGGTTAAGTCAGTTAATCTATATTTTCTCTCAAGAATAAGACTAATCTGTTTTATAATATTATATATATTATTACTGCATTCGTCTGACATAAGCGTTTTGGTGGTAGCCCGAACTGATGTTCTTAATGCGTGAGGACTCGCAAAAGGCTACCAATTCAGGTTACATCAATGCTGATTTAAGCCGACCAACATAGCCCATAACTTCCTCGGCTTGTTTTGTATCGAGTTGGTCAGCAATTTCCTGGAAGTCTGAACTGTTTACAAGTTCCTGCAACTTCTCATAACTAATGCAAGCAGATGCATGCATCCTGGTTGCTAGATTCTGTATGATTTCGTCACTAGAATCATGAGTAGGAATGCTGTCAATGCTGTTACTTTTTTTTAATTTTTGTTGAAGTGCTTTTTCTTGAGGATCAACCCATTCATCAATAATGTTCATTTGTTCATCAATAATCGCATTTGGATGATGTTTCTCCATAACATCCAACAAATTATTATCAACTACTTTAAGATGATCTTTTTTTTTACCGCTTTGTTGTGCAATAGCATTAGCTACTTCAAAGGCACTAGCATAGGCATCTTCGATACCAATACCCATACATGCCAAAGCACGACCGATTGCAGATGTTTCTGCATTTTCTACATAGCTGGTTTTGTTGACAAATGAGTTTTTATCATCACGCCTTTCGTGTGCAATACCTGAAGCCAATATGCCACCAATATCGCTACTGGTATCATAAATACTTGCACGGATAATAATTTCTTCTTTGTCTTTATCCCATTCCAATACTTCCGTACTAATGCCCAAACTTGCGTAGTTTGGTTCACCACGGAAATGTTTAATACGCTCATGAACTTCTGCGTATTGTTTACCTTTGATGTTGGTTGTTTTGATCTTTGCGTTACTCATCTTTCTTACCTTTCTTCGCACTTAGCGTTCTGTAAGGTTCACCTACTTTAAGGACATCCTCGTACACATCTGGGTACTTGGATTTAAGGAGCTTGCTATCAACGGTTTTTCTTCCGCTGCGATAGCGATACTCATACAACGGATTACCAAGGTCATCAGTTACGACTTCTGCTGATCCGATTGAGATCTTGGCTTCAGTTCGTAGCTTTTTGGCCTTGTCTTTAAGTTCGGTTGCAAGTGAATCCAATTTACTTGCTTCCTCCACTTTTTTCTTGATCGCATCAGTAATAATGATCGAACCACCTGTTTCTTCTGGTGGATGAACCAATCTAAGATCCGATTCACAAGTGGCTTCTGGTCTTTTGTCTTCAATGACATTCTGCCTCCAGAATTGTTCTGCTCTCATTTTGAATAGATCTATATCATTGAGTACTTCTTCTCTGAATATAGATCGATACACAAGCTTTTGACCACCTAAGAGGGCGAATATGTGCCATGCTTCTGCTTTGGAACAAGCATTCAAAGCTGCAATACCTTGCCAGTAATACCATGGTGGAACATTGTGTTCGTCCCATGATTTAGCTTGGTATATGCCTTGGTTCTTGATCTCTGCAATATCACCACTTGGCACAATGCGACCATCCAGATGCGCGTATAAATACTCATTCGCCCAATAGGTCTTTTGGTCTTTACGTACTCTGATATCAGGGAAGAAATCAGGAATAGCACGTAAGATTGGCTCTTCCAAGTATGTACCCCAATACACGGATTCTTTCTCAGAAAGGTCCTCTGGTTCAACACGACCAGTTTTCTCGGCCCAAAGATCCACTAAGGTTTTGTACTTAGAAGCTTGCATCAATATAGGTGCATCCGATGTACCTATACCTTGCAATCTTGCATCTTTGTCACTAGCTGCAAATGCTGTCATTTTCTTCATTGAATTATGCTCCAGCGTATGTACCTTCCAAATGCTCTAATAGCTCTTTCTTACGTGCGTTAAGCATTTCCATAGCCTTTGCTGTTATCTTAGGATTTCTTCTACGACCAGCAAGTACTTGACTAACATATGGTTGTGTATAATCCATATCGTTTGCAACCTGCTGTATTTGCACTCCGAAGAAATGCATTTCATCTCGTAAAGATTTAAATTGACGTTCCATGTCCATCCTTTGTTTAGGTGTTATGTTACTTAACACATGTTACTGTATCATAACCTAACACCTTGTCAACAAAAAAAAGGACATTATTTTATGCAGACTCTGCTTTGATTGGAATTACATTATGGTTTTCTTGTAATTCATCAATAAATTTTGTTCTCAATTCAGATTCTGTATGTACTTGACACATCAATGCATAAGTCAAACTACTGATATCATCAATCTGCGACTGAAGTTTTTTCTTTTCATCATCTAGTTTTTTGTAAAGCTGCATAGCCTGTTTGTTTGTAAGCTCTACATAAGACTTTTCATCACTCATATATCCTCATTTAATTAAGATTGAACAATAGCACCCTACACAAACAAAGGGTGCTAGTGTTTTTATGTATAGCATAGAGGTGTTGTGTAAAGGTCTGTTATCTGCTGCGTCAGGCCGAGTCTAGAATGCCGTAGTAGAGTGATCATCTTGTCTACACAACTGGTAGCTAACCGTTCCTCTATGCTAATTCAACGACATCTTCATTAACAGTATCTACTGCATTGATGTCTTCAAACTCTGCATCACATACCATGTCACATAAGGTTGTCAGCTTCTGAGAACGTTGCCATAAACTGTGTGGATTGCTGTAACGCTTAAACACCTCTGTATAAGCATTATTCAATGACCACAAGGTTTTAGGCTTAAACTCGTCATGTCTTGGCTCATAAAACTCTTTCATGACAATCTTGATCTTGTCAGAAGTAATCACATTCCTACGCATTGACTCACAAACAAAGTGATCGATTGTAGCCTGATCTTCTAAGTTCATTGGGTCATACTCGCCAATCTGAATCTCTGTTGTGTTTTTGTAGAGATCAATGCGCTCATTGTTGACCTTCTCGAACTTAGCAAGCTTACTGATTGCATTAGCAAATCTAGGCTTGATACGATCCCAGATGTTGGTTGTGTGTTTGACACGAATGCTTACTTCACCACCAAACATTAGATTACTACATACTGTCACTCGTTTACCGAGTGCAGCAGATGCAGGAAACTGTTTGTCATGAGAGTTACGGAATGCAAGGAATGAAGTATGTTCTGGATGAATCAAATCAGTCTGACATTCTACAATGCCAAACATTCTTTGATGTTCATGCGATGTACCGAACATTGGATTACTAAGCTCAAAACCGAAGTTTGTTGCTTCTTCTGCAATCAGATCATAAACATCATGATGTGCAATAGGCACATGAGATCTGGTTGGTGCAGGCATCATCGATCTAGTTGCTTTTAGATCTTCATACGTCAGTTCAGTACCAAGATATACATAGTTGTTGTTCATACTTTATTCTCTTCTAGGATTTGATTCAGTTCTTCATCTGTAGATGTAAACGTATCTTCATCTACTAATTCAGGGTTTTTTCCGTAGTATTCTACTTCATTTATAATACCTCCTTTCTTCATATATTCGTCTGTAGCCAATGCTATTTCTTCAGACGTAGGTTGATGACCCCATTGGTCAGGACGTTTGAATACAATAGGTTTAGAACCATAGGGTCGTTGTCTAAATCTAAGATTGTCTTTACCCATTACTTAGTCTCCATGTAAGTTTGCCAATCTTGTTGAAAAACACCTTCATTGGTTTTGTATAATTTAGTTAGATATTCAATAGACCAATCTACTAAAACATCAGTATCTGCTTCTTA